TGTCAGGGCTGCACTGCACAGGCAGGAACCCAGCGTAACAACAACCGGCTTTAACCTGATCGAACTTATTTTTGATGATTATTTCGCTGAACGCGATGCCGATGGCCGAGGCTATACGGCGTACATTTCGTTCAACGTGATGATGGAAACAACTTAGGTTTTCCACGCCTTTTCGCGGTTTAGGCACCCGCTTTTGAACGTCGAGATGACGTCCATTTTCCCACAGAAGGAGCCGTGATTATGGCAAAACAACTTGGTCGCGGCTTATTGCTGGGTCTAGGCACAGAAGCCGATGGTGATTCAAATTACGATGATACTTATACAACCATCGCAGGCATCAATTCAAAGTCTTTAACAATCAACAATTCGCCAATCGACGCAACAACGCCTGTTGATGGCGCTGAAGCTGGCGTCATTTGGTCTGAAAGTTTGTCTGGTCTAAAACAGATGACTATATCAGGCGATGGCATTTTTGCTGGCACGACCAGCTTGGATGCAATGAACACGCTAGTTCTGTCGGCCAGCCCAATCAGAAATATCAAAATCACTGTGCCGGGATTTGGCGCATATTATGGCGCGTTCCATGTAGATAGCTTTGAGATGGGCGGCGAGACTGAAGGCGCTGTAACGTTTTCGATCAGCCTGTCATCTTCCACATTGGTTACATTTGTCGCTGATTGATGAGCATAACCGCTGAAGCACCAAGAGGAGGCGTTGTCGAAACAATCGGTGACGCCTCTTATTCGTTTGTTTTGCGTAACCGCGAAATTGAACGTTTCGAAGATAAGCACAGAGGCATCTTTGAATTATGGGAAGGTTTTTTTGATCGCGGTCAAAAGCCAAATTCAAAAGAAGTGCGCGACTTGCTGGCTTTGGGCTTGGTCGGCGGTGGCAAAAAAGATGCCGAGGCCGATGCAATAATTCAAGCGGCAGGACCTGAAAGCCTTTTGCGGTTTTATCAAATTGCACAGGCCGTGCTTGGCGTGGCTTTTATGCCAGACGTCAATGATGAAACATCAAAAAAAAAGTCAGCGAAAAGCCTCGCCGCTTAAACGTCAGGCAGATGATTAAAAGCGGAATTATCGCTGGTCTTAAACCTGACGATATTCGCAACATGATCCCAAAAGATGCCTTTCTTGTATTTCAAGGATGGCAAGAGGCGCACGAACCCGCGACACCCGGATCGGGCGCGCCGACAAAAGCAGAATTAAACCAAATGATGGAGGCTGCGGCCAATGGCAATAAGCGCAGAACAGCTTAACATCATTTTGTCGGCGCAGGATAAAGCGCTGACAAAGGCGCTGGATCGCAGCACGAAAAACGTCAACAGATTTGCGAAAAAATCGCAGCAAAATTTAAGCCGCACTTCAAAATCATTTGACAGCTTAGGCAAAGCGGCCAAACGGCTTGCGCCAATTATTGCGGCGGCGGTCAGCGTTGGCGCTGCGAAAAATGCAATAACTCTTGGCAAAGAAATAGGCGACCTTGCGCGAATTGCGGGGGTTGGCGCAGAAGAATTTCAAGAATTGGCGTTTGCTGCGCGCACTGTTGGAATTTCACAGGAAAAACTCGCAGACATATTTAAAGACATGAATGACCGCGTCGGTGATTTTCTCGCAACCGGCGGTGGTCCTATGAAAGACTTTTTTGAGCAAGTCGCGCCGCTGGTCGGCGTTACTGCAGATCAATTCCGGAACTTGTCAGGACCGCAAGCGTTGCAGCTATACGCAAGCACGCTGGAAAAAGCTGGCGCAAACCAGCAAGATTTTACGTTTTTCATGGAAGCAATGGCATCGGACGCAACTGCGCTTGTGCCGTTGTTAAAAAATAATGCCGCTGGGTTTAAAGAGTTAGGAAAAGAAGCGCGTGACGCTGGCGCAATCATGTCAGATGATACAGTAACAGCGGCTAACGAAATGGACCGAAAGCTGCAGACACTCAGTACAACAATTAGCACGAAATTCTTGACGCAGCTTGGACATTCTGAAGAAGCACTTGATCGAATTGTGAAATTTATAACTGAGACAGCAATTCCAGCGTTTGGAAGTTTTATTGATTCAGTTGGTGGAATATTGGAACTTGCTGATCAAATAGGCGTAAATTTAAATCCCGATTTAGCTTTCGAATTAGACCCTAATGACAACATTGAAATGATTATCATGCGGATTGCTGCGCTGCGGGGTGAAATTGATAAAATAGAAGCCAAAAGCGAAGATATGACGGTTGGCGACGCCGCACGGCTTGAAAACCTTATAGCCACTTTGAACAACCTTGAGGCGCGACGTGTTGAACTGGCGCAAGGAAATCCAGTACGCCCCGGCACGCTACATCCCGGCCCACAACCCGATGGCATCACGCCAGCCAACATTACAATTGGTGATACTTCGGCAACTGATGCAACTCGTGACCAAATGCGCGCCTATGAGGATTTGGTGCGGTCGCTTAACCCGGCAGTCGATGCCACAATCAAATACGCCGAGCAGCTTGAAATTATCAATAACGCTAGAGATCGTGGCAGAATTTCGCAAGACCAAGCTAATAATATGATTGATCAAGCACGCCAAGAAATGCAAAAGACACGCCGCGAGTCAAGCAAGTTTGCATCTGTCTTTGAAACGCTTGAAAGTAGCATTGAAAGCAGCATGATGTCGCTAGTCAACGGCACCATGAGCGTCAAGGACGCTTTCAAAAGCATGGCGTCGCAGGTCGTCAGAGAATTGTTTCGCGTGCTGGTCGTGCAACGAATGGTCAACGCGGCAATGGGCTTTTTTGGCGTCCCAAGCGGTCCTATGCCCGGTACACGCGCAGGCGGCGGCAGCGTACAAGCTGGCAACGCATATATGACAGGCGAAAGCGGCAGAGAGCTATTTGTACCTGCGCAGAACGGCAGAATATTGTCACCCGCGCAAACCCGCATGGTTGGCGGTGGCGAGGCTGTCACGGTCGTTCAAAACATAAACATATCAACTGGCGTGCAGCAAACTGTTAGAGCGGAAATAAAAGGCATGATGCCTGCCATTGCTGACAACGCAAAGGCCGCTGTATTGGATGCCAAACGGCGCGGCGGCGGCTACGGAAGGGCGATGGCATGACCATTTCATACCCTCTGGCAATGCCGACCGTTACCAATATCAGATCAATTGATTTAACCGCAACCAACGCTGTCAGCTATAGCAGATCGCCATTTACATTTGCAGGACAGGCGCAAGAATTTACAGGCAAAATGTGGCAGGCGACGGTAACTTTGCCGCCAATGAAACGCGCCGCCGCTGATGAATGGATTGCGTTTTTATTGTCGCTTAAAGGTCAGGTCGGCACTTTCAATATGGGCGACCCAGTGGCAGCAACGCCGCGCGGATCAGCGCGTGACAGTGACAGTGTTTTGGTAAACGGCGCACTAACAAACGGATCAGCAATTGCGCTAGATGATTGCCCAGCAAGTCAAACAGGATATTTAAAAGCTGGTGATTATCTGCAGATTGGTACAGGCACGTCACAACAGCTTTTCAAAGTGCTGGCCGACGTCAACACAAATGGCAGCGGCGAAACGACAGTTGACGTTTGGCCCAACGTGCGGACGACGATTGCAGACAATTCGGCGGTCACTGTGCAATCGACAAAAGGCATATTTAGGCTGGCGTCAAATGAAACAAATTGGTCGGTCAATGAGGTCGCAGTTTACGGCATGACCTTTGCCGCAATTGAGGCTGTTTAAATGAGCCGAGACATATCAACGGCAATATCAAGCGCGCTAGACGATGACGTTTTAAAACCGTTTTTCGCTGTTGAATTGTTATTTGACGGAAACAAGGTTTTGCGGCTGTGGACCGGGCTTGGAACGCTGTCATATGAAGGCAACGATTGGGCTGGCGTTGGCGTATTGTTAAACATTTCAACAGTTGAAGAAACGTCAGATTTAGGCGTTAGAGGCGCTGTGTTGAGCATGAGCGGTGTGCCTTCGTCAATCATCGCCTTGGCGCTCACAGAGCCTTATCAAGGCCGCGTGGCTAACGTTTATTTCGGCATCAATCCAGAGGCAGCACAATCCAATCTGACTAAGATTTTTAGCGGTTACATGGATCAGATGAACATTGCCGAGGATGCTGACACGTCAACAATTGAATTATCAATCGAAAACAAATTGATTGACTTGGAGCGACCGCGCACAGCCAGATTTACGTCGGCGTATCAAAAATCAGTTTTCCCCGGCGATCTGGGCTTGGACTTTGTTGAGGACTTGCAGGACAAGGAAATAGTTTGGGGTCGCAGTGCAGGTTAAGTTTAAGCAAGAGTTTCTAATTTCGTGCCGAGATGAAGCGCAGGTTTTAATCGAACAACACTGGCAAGAAATTGCGATGCATAAAAGCAAAATCAAACTCAATCCGAACTGGGATGCATATGAGGCGCTTGAAGCGTCTGGACAACTGTCAATTTTTACTGCGCGGCTAAAGGGCGAATTGGTCGGTTATTTTGTGACGGTCAACACGCCAAATCCGCATTATCAAGATCACGTTTTTGCGGCAAATGACGTGTTGTATTTATCGCCAATCGCTCGGCGTGGCTGGGCTGGTTTGTGTTTAATTAAGTTTGCAGAGCGTTGCTTGCGTGCTGATGGGGTGAGTGTCATGGCGATTAACACAAAAGTGCATCGGCCATTTGACGCGGTCCTAAGGCGACTTGGATTTGAACAGGCCGAGCGGGTTTATACTAAATTCTTAGGTGATAACTGATGACAGTTACAGCGGCAGTATTTGCGACGGCTGGCTTCACCGCTGGCGTCACTTATGTGATCACTAGCACAGTGACGGGCTATCTGTTGACCACTATGGCGACATCCATGGTTTTAGGCGCATTAGCTCCGAAGCCTAAACTTGGGTCGATTGGGCAGAGCAACCGAGGGTATAGCGTCACGGCTACTGGCAGCGCGCTTGATCATCAGATTATTTATGGCAAAATGAAAGTCGCCGGTGCGCGATTATTTGACGGCACAACCGGCGGCGACAATAAGTTTTTGCACCGCGTACTAAGCTTTGCAGGGCATGAGATCGAAGCGTTTGAAACGATTTATATTAACGATGAAGTTGCAACCATCGACAGCGGTGGCAACGTCACAAGCCCGGCAAGATACAGCGGTCATATTAATATATACACGCACCTTGGCGCGGCAGATCAGCAAGCAGACAGCAACCTAGTCAACGCGGTGGCTGATTGGACTGCAGACCACCGTTTGCGCGGCATTGCTTACTTGTATTGCAAATTTAATTTTGACGCTGACGCTTTTCCGAATGGCTTGCCCGAAATCACTGCGGTAGTTAAAGGAAAAAAAGTTTATGACCCGCGAACAGCCGCAACCGGATGGTCAGACAATCCAGCATTATGCGTGCGCGATTACATTTTGTCATCTGGCTATGGCCTGGGCGAAGCTGCGGCAAACATTGATGACACTGCAGTCACGACGGCAGCAAATATCTGCGATCAGACAAACACGACCGCCAGCACAACACGCTACACAACTAACGGCGCTTTCACGACCGCAATCCAGCCGGGTGAATTTCTGACCAATATACTGACGTCAATGGCCGGAACGCTTTGGTATGCGCAAGGCAAATGGCGCATGAAGGCTGGCGCGTTTACAGCGTCGGCATTATCGCTGGATGAAAACGATTTGCGCAGCGGCATCACTGTCTCAACACGGCACAGTCGGCGCGACAACTTCAACGAAATAAAAGGCACATTCAAAGGAGACGAAAGTAACTATCAAGTCACTGATTTCCCGCCTGTCACAAATTCTGCATTTGTCACGGCTGACAATGGTCAAGTAACGGTCGCTGACGTTGACTTGCCGTTTACTGACAACAGTATCGAAGCGCGCCGAATTGCGAGGATTATGCTTGAGAGCAATCGCCAGCAATTAACGATCAGAGCGAGTTTCGGAATGCGCGCTTTGGCTCTGCAGGTTGGCGACACGGTTGCAATCACAAACACGCGATTTGGCTGGTCTGGCAAATTGTTTCAAATTGCCGAATGGAAATTTGGCTTAGGCGATGAACTTGGTTTCGGCGTTGAAATGATGCTTAAAGAAACAGCCGCCAGCGTATATGATGAAGTTGACGACGGCTTAGTTTATGAGCGCGATAATACAACATTGTTGTCGCCATTTGAGGTGCCAAGCGTAGGCATAACTATAGACACAGATTTGCGCGCAGTGCGAGGCAAAGTCATGTCGGTTATGCTGGTCAATTTGACTGCGTCAAATGTTTTAGCCGACCAAATCGAAGCACAATTTAAGAAATCCAGCGACACAAATTTTACGCCATTGTCAGTCTCAAATAAAATCAGCGGCACGCTGCAGGCTGAAGCATTTGGCGTGGAAACTGGATTTCACGATGTGCGCGCAAGAGCAATAAATTCACTAGGCGTGCGCGGCGAGTTTAATACTGTGTCAAATTTTTATGTTGATGCTTTGGCAGCACCGCCAGCCGACGTGACAAATTTTGACGGTCAAACTGTCGGATCAACGCTGCATCTAAACTGGACACCTGTCGCTGATCTGGACCTTGCGCATTACACTATCAGATACTCAAATCTGACAAGTGGAGCGACTTACTCAGCGGCTGAAGATTTGGCGCAGGTCGTTAGCAGTTCCTCAAGTTTGGCTGTGCCAGCAGCATCAGGAACTTACTTTATCAAAGCGGTTGATGACACAACCAGCGGGTCAAACGTATCGGCCAACGCCGCCAGCTTTGTGATAACAAACGTCAACCTTGGCGATCTAAATGTTGTGCAGGCGTTGACTGAAAATCCTAGTTTTTCTGGCGTAAAATCTGAC